GCAGGAGCTCCTACCATTCCAGTTCCAATGCTATCATCTATTTCCCACTTACCAACATTACGAGGGTTTTCGTAATGGTCCATCACTTTATCTGAATACGCCACGGCTGCGTCCTCTTAGTTAATGTATCTTTTATTGCTAGTTTATTACTAGCTACTAGTTTATTACTAGCTTAATTGGCCTCTACGAGTAAGTTCGTTACGTAGCTTTTGTTTAAATTTTGGAGTAGTATTGTGTGCTTCATATGCACTTGTTAACTCTGTTAACGGAGTAGATTGCATATAAAAGTTTTGAATAGATTTTTTTCCTGTAGATCGATCTACAGTGATTTGTGTTGGTTTAAATTTAATTGGCATTATTCAGGTCCTCTGTTGTGTTTGCGCTTTGCTTTCTTTTCGTCCCAATCTTGCAGGGCACGTTTAATTGAATCTTCAGCTAACACTGAACAATGTAATTTAATTGGAGGAAGTTCTAATGCAGCAGCAATATCTTTATCTTTGATCTCTAATGCTTGTGTCATTGTAAGACCAGTAAGCATTTCAACAAACATTGTTGAACTTGCTATTGCACTGCCACATCCATATGTTTTAAATTTTACATCTTCAATAACATCAGTGTCAGGATTAACTTTTAAATCAAGTTTCATAACATCACCACACGCCGGTGCTCCTGTCATTCCTGTTGCTACATTAGGATCGTTTGGATCAAAGCGGCCCACGCCATGCTTTGCCGGATTGTTTAGAACGTCTTCAAAACGATCTACTACTTTTTGTGAATATGCCATAAATTTTTAGTTATTATTTTAATAGTATAACAAAACTATTCTTATTTGTCAACCAATTTATTAAATGTCACAACTAAATGTTGCACGAGGTGTGACTTTATCTATGTCGATCTTTTGTGCGTCTTCGACACTTACGCTTGATGAAATTTTACAGTTCTTTGCAGAGCAACTAGATATCATCGTAGATAGAAAAACTACTAATATTAGTTTTAACATTACTCTACGCTATCAGGTTTTCCTGATTCGTAGTACTCTTTGTATTCGTTTATAATGGCGTCTTGTTTAAGCATATACGCCCGTATATGCGAAAGTTCTTAGCAAGGGACTCATACCCTTCATCTGTTAAACCGAACAACACAGCGTCTGTATTTTTCTTTTTAAGTTTAGCAAATACTTCTTCTGCGTTTTCGCTAGTAATAATAATAAATTTAAGTTGCTCTAACTCAGCAACTTCAGGCTTAGAAAGATTTAATGGTGTTCTTTCAATAGGTTTACTAAACACGTCTAACTGAGATACAGTTGAACAACCAGTAAGTGCTACTCCTAGTAGCACAACTAAAAATATATTTTTAATATGGTACATAGTTTGGGTTCGCTATACTTGGGCATTCAGGATTAATCTTAGATTTCTTAGTTGCCGTTTCTTCTTTTTCGGTTAATGGAGAGCCCATCGCTATTTCTACACAGCGCATGGCGTTCTTTGTTCCGGTGTTAATTGCACGTTCGATTAGTCTAGGCTTTTGTTGAGCCAAGTTACCAATGTCACGTTTCTCACCACTTGCATTTATTTTGTTAAACTTATCGTTAAGATTATTAAGTTCAGCGTTTAACACTCTAGTTTGATCTTCAAGATTGTTTTTAGCAACATTAATTGCTGTAAAATCTTTTTGCATTTGTTCTAGTGCTGCTTTTTGTTCACCTACTGCTGTTGTTAGCTTTACGTTGTTAGCTTCGCTAACAGCAAGATCTGACTTTAAAGTTTTAACGTACACTACGCCACCACCTGCACCAGCTAACATTATTAATACTATTGCAATCTTGATTGAACTAAACATACGTTTATCCTAGTAATTTCTCAAGTGTTTTTGGACCAGCAATACCATCAGCAGTTAAGCCGTTAGTAGTTTGCCATTCTTTTAATGCACGTTCTGTGCCAGGACCAAATGCTCCGTCTGCGCCAACACCTAATGCTTCTTGCATCATTTTAACGCCTTCGCCACGTGAACCTTTACGTAGTACACCAATGTCATCAATTTCAAAATCGTCATCACCTGCATCATCTGTAAGTGTTACGGGGTTACCAAATACTTCCATTGCTTTCTTATAACGTGTCTGACGCGACTCAAGTCCAATGTTACCACCGTTAATAATTTTAGTCATCTTTGTAACATCATCTGTGTCTGCAATGTTATTTAGGTTCTTTGCATTCCAAAACCAACATGCTGACTCTACTGCACCAGCTGGAGTTGCAACATATTCTGCTGCTTCTTCTGCTGTCATATTTACACTAGCACCAAACTTGGTGTAGTTCTCACGACCAGTAAGTTGTTTTAGTCCACGTCCACGGAACAACCAACCGTCACCTTCGTTTGTATTGCCCATCTTGTACTTACGATACTTGTCGAAGTAAACACGGTTTGCAATCTTTTCTGGGTTACGTGCATATTCTGCTGCACTAGCTTTTGGTGCATCACCAAAGTAACGTCCAAATACAGCAAGTAGTGATTTTTCACTGTAGTTTAAGTTTTCTTCTAAACTACGGAAGTTATTTGATTCATGAGCACATTGGCTAATAAAGTGCGCCATGCGTCTTTCTGTGTCAATACCGTATTTAGGTAGCACATCTACAAGTGCCGCATGCCATCCGTCTACATTTTTATTACCTGGAATAAGTTTTTCCAGATGCCCTTTTTCTAATTTAAACATTAATCTGCCCTTTGTAATAACATGGCTTTGTCGCCATTTGTGAACAAGAAGTTATCGCCCATTTTGCTAATATTGTAGTCGCCTAACACTTTGCTTAACCAAAATGTTTCTGAACTGGCGCCTACATCAATTTGCGTTGGTGCATCGATCCCTTCGATTATATCTTTCGTTCTTCCTTCTTTAATCCATCTTAACTTAACAGTTTTATTAAATGGTTTATAGATAGTAATTAAGTCGTCTTGTAATTCTAAGTTATCCATTAAGGTTTTACTAAAGAAAGATTTAACTTCGTTGACTCTAAACTTTGCCATCTTTGCTTCGTACATTTGCCCATCAGCTGGAATTACTTCTTTTAAATTTTCAGTAGTTACATCTCTAGTAGTATCGTCTTTGTAGTACTGAAACTTCCACTCGTTAATATTAGTTAGTTTTGAAATACCGTAAATTAATTCTTTAACTTGCTCTGCTATTTGTTTACTTCTTTCAATCTCAACAAATACTGAATATTCGCCTTCTTCGTTTTCACCTGAACTAACATCTGCGTCCAGAACAAAAGAAAATCCTTTTTCAATAAACTCCATTAAATCTTTTGCAGGATATCTATCTTTAGCTTGAAACGTAACAACACATACGTCTCGGTCTTCACCCATTTTAGATCTAAACTTATCTACTTCAAAAATTGGATAGATTAGATCTTCTAAATCACCTTTGCGTAATCCTTCTTCTAATACTTTATACATCTGCTGGGACCTCTGATGTTTCTGCTGCTTGAGCTTGAGCTTGTTCGTCTGCAGGTTCAAGGTTCATGTTAACAGCATTATTAGACAATATGTCTTGTACTTTGTTCTTGTCAAGGTTTTTATATCCACGGTCGATATTTTTCATTAAACGTTTTGGCATAGTAATCTTTACCATCCAAATGTCTTCGTAGTCGATCTTACCTTTTCTAGTTCCAGGACGGATATCATTTACATCTTTAATTTTTCTAACTTTAGCAACTGCTGATTCTGCAAACTGTACCTTACACCCGTACTCTAAAAGTCTCTTTCCACCCTCAGGTTCAGGCATTTCTTTGTGAGGCCACATAAATGTACACTCAACAAAGTATCTACTTTCTTTTGGACCGGCTACTAATTCACCGTCAAGCCATCCGTCAAACACATATACATCTAATTCGTCGAATACACGCTCAAAGTCTTTGAGTAGGTTTAAACTGTTGTTAGACCCGTAAATTTGTTCAATGTTTGCAATGATATCTTTAGTACTTGCCATGTTAGTCTTGTCCCTATTTGTATATATGTATTTATGCTCAAAATTAAACTAAGAGCTTTATAAATGGACAGAACGAGTAAATACTTATATGTTCGAACACGGACCTATGTCATCAATACTGTTGTTACGTCCTTGCTCGAATACCCACAAAGCACGGAGGATATGCTTAATATGAAGTCAAAAAGAAAACAACAATCTCATCAACAAACTTCCCACTCCACATATAATAATGTAATCAACATTAATCAAAAGAAAAAACGTGTAGTAATTACACCTAAAAACAAATCTCAAGAAACATATTTAGAAATGTTAAATGACAATCGCACACACATTGTGTTTGCAATTGGACCAGCAGGCACAGGTAAAACTATGCTGGGTGTACAATGGGCTATTGATCAATGGAAAGATACGAATTTTGAAAAAATTGTTATTACGAGACCGGCAGTTAGTGTTGACGAGCAGCATGGGTTTTTACCAGGTACGCTAGAAGAAAAGATGGCGCCATGGACGAGACCTATATTTGATGTGTTCGGAGACAATTTTAATCAGGCTGAAGTTGAAAGACAGATGCGTGAAAAGGTACTTGAAATTAGTCCTTTAGCATATATGCGTGGCAGAACATTTAAAAACTCTGTGATTATAGCAGATGAAATGCAAAATGCAACGCCTAATCAGATGAAAATGCTTCTCACTAGGTTAGGTGAAGGAAGCAAGATGGTGGTAACCGGTGACTTAGGACAGGCTGATAGGCCTTCGAGTAACGGGTTATTAGAGTTCCTTGGGTTGTATAACAACTTCCAGAACCATCAATATGTTGATATCTGTCAGTTTGATCACAGTGATATCGAAAGACATGAAGCTGTAAGAGAAATTTTACAAATGTACGGCGACGAGTAATTAGATAAGGGGGGTTAAACTCCCCCTTATTCTTCTTGGAATCTATCGCGGAGCGAGTCTAAAAGCTCAATGAGTTCGTCTATAAGATTTTGATCTTGTTGTTGAGATGTGTCTACTTCTACTTCTATTTTAATTTTCATTAGTCTATTTGTATTGCGGGTATAGCCTTAAACAGGTGCGTCTTATCTTCTGCACTCTGAGTATACTTTTCGTATTCATCCATAGGCGGCTTTTGATCTACAATGTTAGGCCAGTTAGCTGTTTCGGAAAAATACTGATTATGCTTATACCATTTGTTTTCTGTATCATCTGTTTGAAAGATTGCATCTTCGGGGCATTCAGGAATACACACGCCGCAATCAATACATTCATCTGGGTTAATTACTAACATGTTTTCACCTTCGTAAAAACAGTCTACTGGGCATACGCTAACACACGTTGTGTGTTTGCACATTATACATTTGTCATCTACTAAATGAGCCACTATAGCCTCGCCAGTTTAATAAGTGTTGCAGCCAAGTTAATTTCTGGATCAGCAACTAATGCGTGATCAACAAGACCTTGTTTAATAATAATAACTGCTGTATCTTGTTTTTCTTCTTCACCAAATATTTCTAAGTTATCATATAACCAACGATAAATCTCTTCCATTTCTTCAGCACGTACTTTACCACACAGTAGTTTTCTAGCTTGAGTAATCTTACCTGCTTTAAATAACTCAACCATTTCAAACTTCCAGTCAGCTTCGCCCTCGTCACCTTTGCTTGGCGCACTAAGTTTAGTTCCGCTTACGTTTTGCTGTACCATGTTAATACATTTACGTAAATCTGGATACGCTACTTTTACATAACTGTCAAGAGTGTCAAGATCAAAGTCAATATTTTCAGTTACAAGAATAGTTGCTACACGAGCAGTAAACTCTGTTTGGTCAATCTTTTCAATATGAAAGCCTTGACAACGACTATGGATAGCAGGAATAATTCTATTAGGATAGTTACACGTTAAAATAAATCTTGATGTACTGTGATACTCTTCCATTACACCACGCAATGCTGCTTGTGCGTTAGGACTCAAGTAATCAGCCTCATCAAGCAATACAACTTTGAACGGACCAAAAGGAATCATTTGTACAAAGTTTGTAATCTTATCTCGAATGTCATCAACTGAATTGTTTCTTGATGCGTTAATTTGTAATACGTCAAACTCTTCAATGCCTAGTTCATTAACTAGTAACTTAGCCATTGTTGTTTTACCAATGCCTGCACTACCGCTAAACAACAAGTGCGGAATACTTACATCGCTAACCCATGCTTGTACTTGTGCTTTCTGATGATTGTCCTTAAACACATAATCATCTATTGTATTAGGACGATACTTTTCTACCCAAAGTTCTTTCATTTGCTTGCCTCGCTTATTCGTTTTCTCAAATTAGATGTGCTAAATGAGTGTTGTCTTTTATTATAATATATTTCTATGCCTTTGTCAACACAAATCTGTTTACCAGAGAAATCTTTTTTCTTATATTCTTCACCAATAAATCTACGATCAATAGTATAAGTTAGCAGTATATCTAGTAAATCTTGCTCGGTTTCGTAAGGGATAATTTCATCAATATACGAACAACCTTTTAGTTGTACATATCTTTCAAACACACTTTGGATAGGTTTGTTCTTTTCAGGACGGTCGATAGTAGGATCCGTTTGTAGTCCTACAATTAAGTAGTTACAATGCTCACTTGCTTCTTTAAGCATAGCAACATGTCCACTATGAAATAAATCAAAACTACTAAACGTAATTCCTACTGTCATATCGTTGTCCTTTTTAGAGATCGCCATCTTTTCTGTTTTCGCTATAATGTACATCAAACTCTCCGCCCGGATAACGAGCTTTTAGTTTGTTTACATTTTCAGCAATTACTTCGTTAGGGTCAATACTAAGAGCCCTGCAGCTATTAATCCAATACCAAATAATATCGCCAAGTTCTCGTTTAGCATGAAATATAGTTTCATCGTCAAGTGGTTTACCTTGGAAGATACATTTTTTAACAATTTCTGCAAATTCGCCTCCTTCACTCGCCATTCCAATCGAGCCTGTTAGTAGTAGTGCCATGTTAACACCACTTTGGGTTTCTAGGCTATCTAGTGTTTTTGATAGTTCAGCAGTATTATTACTTGCTGTACTAGTTACTTCTTTTACAAATTCTTGATAGCGATTTAAGTCTACGTTGTTCAACAGTCTTTCTCCTTATGTTACTCTTTATTATATAGTAGTGTTTAATAGTTGTCAACCCCTAAGCTAAATATTTTTAACAGCAATCGCTGGTTAACAGGAGAACAACCCATGATTAAGAATCTTTCACTAAACTTAGAAGTAGGTCAAGAAATCCTTGTTGGTAAAAACAACAAGCGAGCAATTATTACTAAGATTGAGTTTCACGAGAAGTCAGGGGAGGTCACAATAAACACGACCCAAGGTCCGCGAAAAGCATTAACCTTTAGATTAATGCCTGAAATCGCTTACGCTTATTAATTTGCGCCGAACATGCCCGGATCGAAATTAGCAGTAGATCCGTGGCTATATTCTTCGCCGTAATATGATAGGCTAGGTTCGTAATCTTTGTCGGCTGCGACAAGGATCGATTCTACCTCGACTTTCTGAATTTCAACTTCACCAAGTTCGGGGCAGTCTACTTTCATCTTTCTTGACCAACGACCGTGTGCAATTAAAATCCAATCACCTGGTTCGTATTCGTCTTTGTTCGCAGGACCTTTAGCATAAACTCTTGCCCAACGAGCCTTAACACCATGTGCTTTACCATCATCATTTCCAATGATAATTCCACCTGATGTAGTTGTTTCCCCGAAGTGCATATCGTATACTAATACATTATCGTGGATTGGTTTAACTTTACCTTTAATCATTTCTTATCCTAACTAATTATTTTTTGCGACTAACAATTTCTTCTTTAATAGCCCTTGGATTTTGTTTGTAGTAGTCTGCTAATACTTCTTCTCTTGTACGAACAATTGCACCACCAGCGCCTAATTCGTCACCGCGAGCATTTACTTTTGCATTTCCTACAGCAGGAGTTTCTTCATTTCTAAGATTTAACTTTTCCATGTCAACTTCCTTGCCTCTCATACTTTTTACTAGTGCCATAACTTATTCTCCTATGTTTTGGGTTCTTCTTTAAAAAACTCATTTAATGGTATATTGTATTTAATACTATCTATCTTATGGACCCCTAGTAAGTGGAGTACATAACTAGCTACGCTACTACCTCTACCAACACCCCAAACAATATTGTGTTGTCTTAGTGTGTCTATTATATATACCATTTGTTTAAGTAGTGGAAATAAATTTCTGTTTTCAAATTCTGTTAATTCAATTACTGCTCTTTGATATTGTTCTTCGTTCTGTGTCTTTGATAGTACAAAGTCAATGATATTCATGTCTCTATATTTTTGAGGCACGAACCAATTAGAATGATCGATATCAGTCTTAGGTAATGGGTAATCTAAGAATTCTTGAGAGATTCTGTTCTTGTAAACTGTAAGGTCATCGTTACATATACAGTTTTCTAAGATGTTAGGACCATATTTTACTATGCCCTTAATTAGTTGTTCAGTAGTATTTGTTTTAGTCCACATTAATCAATTGATCCAAATCCTGGTCTTGTTCTTCAAATTTCATATTAATGGCTCTTTGTGAAAGCTCATTTCTATATATTATAACAAATGTTTGGAGTTGTGTCAATAGGTCTTGATTGCCAAAACGTGCGGCTAGGTAATATTTTTTGTTCAATTCAGACAGCTTTTGTTCAACATCAACTGTCTTCATCTCACTAAGATCTTTCTCTAATGGATGGAACATTAGCTATAGATGCCCAAGTATTTCATAAAGATTGTTGTTTGGTCATGTCTCCAAACTTCAATAAACGTAGGATTAGTTGTTGATGATATTACAAGGCTTGCAGGAAAGTTAGCATCTTTCTTAATAACAGTACCACCAGTTGTTGTAAATGTAACAGCTCTATCACCTGCACCTGATGTGCGAAGTTCTAAAGTTATTTTACTTACGCCACCTTGGGTAGCAGTTTCTTCACCGTTTGCAGGATCACCTGCAAGATTAGTAAAGTTTAAGTTTAACGCTGAAGATGCTGCAAGTATAAAGTAAGAACCAGTTTGAAAATCAATTTCAGTAACTGTTCCACCGACTAACGGCACAGTACCAAGATTATTAGTTTTTTCTCTATTGTTTAAAAATACAGATCTAGTAATTTGGTTTAACTGAAAGTCGTTAACATACGCACCACCACCTGGATTTGTTAATCTAGCAGTAGTATCTTCAAGTGCTTGTACTTCTGTTTTAGTAGTTTGCAAACTTGTTTTAATTGTATCAAAATTATCTCTAAATGTCTGAGTGTCGTTATCGGCACCAGCCACTGGAAAATTTTCATTAATGCTTAAATAATTTATATTGCTCACGGTCTTTTCTCTCCACGTTGCGGGAATACAATGTATTTATCCTCAATTTGCCCATCAATTATATCTACGATATAACGATCTGCTTCAAAGTTAATAGTCTTAAAATCAAAGCCATTTGCTTTAATTCTTGCTACTACTTTTTGAGACTTCCCTGGTTTAGTATAACATAACACTAGTGCTTTAGTAAACCCAAGTTCATATGTTGCGGTATTTTGGATACTTCTCATCCAAAGCGGTAAAAATCCTCGATCTCTGTCTCCTAATGTACGTATTCTCTTACGCATGTTATTTACTGAATTAGGAAAAATTCTTTGATGATCTGAGTCGCTAACTAGCGGAACATCACTATCAATAGTAATTGCGTCATAACTTACAATTATTTTACTATTAATGTTATCTTTTAGTTCTACTACCTGCGATATACTCTTACCATTTTTTTCTAAATCATCAACAAGATCCACATATACTACTTCATATAATGTGTTATTAGTCAATGGGTCTTTTGCTATTGCTTGTTTAATATTACCAAACGTAAAACGTTTGTTGTAGTGATTCTGCCCCATAGCAGATACAAACATTTGTGCTGTTTTACTTTCAATCCCAGCAAACAGTAGTGCTTTTAGTTCACTTTGGATACCGTAATTTTGGTCTCCATATCGATATATTTCTTCTGCTTTAAATATTGTAGAATCTGTAATAAAATTAAACCAATTTAATCTTTTCTGCTTAGACTGTAATGCTTTAACATATATGTTTGAAAATACTTTTTGATTGTCAGCAACTACTTTAAGTTTAAATGTTCTTAAACTTTCAGCAAAATTTGCACCGTCTTGTGCTTTAACAGTGAATCTAAATTCTTTGTCAAAACTTGTAGTTGTTTGATCAAATGTTAAACTGAAATCTCTTGACAATGTTGATGAATCTTCGCCTGCACTATCTCGATCAAAGAATCTAGTTAAACCTAAGCCTTTATTATCCTGAAATTGTTTTACTTTTCCTTGAACTAACCCTGTAGGTAGAAATTCTAAGCCAGGCGGAAGTGATCCACTCTCTAGTGTGTAAAGTAATCTTCCACCGTATAACAAACTTTTTGCTTCAACGTATATGTTGCTAGGATCATTAGGTTTAATAGTACCTCTATCACTAGGGGTAATCCATGAAATTGAACTTTCAATTTCACCAATGATGTCTACATTAAATGTTCTTTCAGCTGATGAAACTCCTAGTATCCAATAATTAGTGTCAGTTGGTAATTTATTAAGGTGTGCTTCAATACAAATATAAATTAGTCCATCAACTACAACAGCATCGTTAACGTTATAAGTACGCAAACTGCTCCAGTCGCCAGTGAGCACATAGTTAATTTTTGCAAGACTTACTGGAAAGTTTACAGCTCTCATTGTAAACTTATAATTTTCAGTAACAGCAGCTTGATAAGGAACAACGCCTGATAAGTCACCTGTTACTGTATCTAATGTTAGCCCCGGCGGCAATGTACTTGGAGTACCATCTGGATTATTAGCAACTAAAAAATATGTAATAGTTCCTGACAGGGTTGGCGGATCGTATACATCTAATGGTAAAGTTAAAAAGTTGTTAGCTCTATACTTGCCTAAGTATGATGGAGTAATCCATAGTGGTTGTCTATCTCTACTAGAGTCTGCTTGAAACAAGTTTGTGTCAACTTGCATCAATGTGTTATCTGCTTGTAAAAATTCTTCAGTTACAACATATATTTTAAATGTTCTATGTACAGCATTTATACCGTCTGTAATTGCAACACTAAATGTATAACTTCTACTTAACTTATCAGGTATTCTACTACCTTCTGAAAAGTCATACCTTGTATTATCATAAAAGTATGTGTCAAATCCTGTTGAAGTATTTTTTGCAATGTCAAGCGGAACAGTATCAAACGAGTGTGTGTCGTATGCTCCTGATTCATTTGAGTTATATGCTACTGCTTGAACTGGCTGTGTAAACCCAGAAATGTTACCGGTTTCGGACAGTAATAATCCAGGAGGTAATAATCCACTATTAGGAACAATATAGTATTTTAAAGTTTCCCCTGCAATTAAATCTTTATCAGTTGCTTCGAGTTGAAAGTTAACTTCTGAATCATCTAGTACAAAGTATGCATCGCCGTTACCAACATTTAAATATCCAGCAGTTGTAATCCATTCTGGAAAGTCAGCACCATCAATAGACATACTAAATGTTCTATCCATACAGCCGTCTGTACCATCATTAGCTCTGATAACAAACTTTGATTGTGTAACTTTTGTAACTTCGCCAGGTGCTCCTTTGATAACACCATCACGTAATATACAACCTATAGGAAGTTTACCTGCAATAATAGTGTATGAAATTGGTTGACCAGAGTCAGTAGACGCTTGAATAGGAATATTTACAGTAACTCTTTCTTCAAAAGTTCCTAAATCTCCTGCAGGCGTAATCCAAGTAATTGCCATTTAGTTGTAACTCCCTATGACAATCCGCCGACATCTAAATTGATTCCCGAAGCGTATGTGAGTGTACCAAAATCAATATTAGAACCTTGTAGCGCCAATTGTATTGCGTTTTCAAAAAGACCTGACCCAACAGGCCCAAAGTCGTATGTTGTTAAGTACTCTGTAACAGGTATAATAGTTTTAAATTTTATAGTACTACCTACAGAAGTAACTTCAATGTCTTTAACACCGTTTTCTGATAGCGGAGCACTTGTGCCTTCAAAAGTTATTTGTTGATGCACATTAGCATACATGCTACCTGCATCAGTATCAATTCTAGTAAATGCATCTGGTGCTGTGCTTGAAACAACAATTGCTTCTTCACCTTGGTCTAGTTGCATTTTAGTTCCAGCCACTAATTTTCTAAATTCTAAATTAGCCCCAGTTTTTTGTCTAAAAACATTAACACCGTTTGCACCTTGGTTAGTTGCAGTAATTGTTAATTCTGTTTCTAGTGTTGAAAAGTTTGTGTTTACTTTTTGGAACGCAGTGCGTAAATCGTCACCAAGTCCGTCGTTTACAATGTTACCAATGTTAATTAAACTGATTGTCATTTATACGCTCCTATAATCCTGCTATTCTTGATTTAAATGCTGCAAAGTCAGCACTTGCTGCTACTTCAGTTTTTAATGTTGCTAAACTTATGTAGCCTGTAATATCGCCAGTAACAGTTAAGTTACCGTCTACAGTAGTGTTTTGCGCAACTGTAATAGCACTTGAATCTGTTGTAGTCATTACACTACCTGCAAACTCGAACGCACCTAAATTAAGTCCACCGCTATCTAATCCTAGCTCAGTATATAATTCTGTAAAGTTAGTATTAATCTTTTCAAACGCTGAGCGTATTGAGTCACCTGTTCTATCGTTTGCGGATGTTCCAATGTTTACTGTTAGTTTACTCATCTATCTATCCACCCTATACCAAGTTAACCCAAGCACTATCTTCATAGCCTTGAAATTTATTATCAGTGGAATTGTAAATAACCATTCCATTCACCGCAGCTAGTGCATTACGCTGTGTGGTAGTTAAACTGCTAAACTGTACAAAGCCTGTGCTAACTATGTTTCCTGCGTTAATTACTGGAGCAGTTAATTCGTTTTGTACACTAACATCACTGCTAAACACTGTCATTGGTGTAACAGTAATTGCACTACTATCTGCACTGTCAATTAAGTTTGTAAATATGTTTCCAGTGTGTGTTCCAATAACATCGCCGTATATTTTATTTTCGACCGAGTCAATAATCTTAGTAGAGTCATCACCAAATACACTACCTTTTATATCGCCTGTATGATAACCTGTTGAGTTACCTGTTAAGTTACCTACAACATTACCTGTTACATCACCTGTTAATGAAGCAATCACTTTGTTATCAACTGCATCAATCATGAGCGTTGAATCGTCTGCAAATAAACTTCCTGTTACATCGCCTGTAATGCTACCAACAAATTGATTTGAATATACAGTATTAAATGGACTTGAAACTGATCCAATTGTAGTACTAAGCCCTGATGGTAATATTGATGTAAGAACTATATCATTTCCAGAAGTTGCAATAGGAACACTATCAATGTATAACGGTCCTTGCGTATCTACTGGACCAACAATTTTCGACAACACCCCATCAACAAGTAATGCACTGTCATCGCCAAATACACTACCGCTAATATCAATTTCTTTGTTAACAGTAAATATTAACTTGTCATTGATAGTATCAGTAGTAATAGTAATTCCGTATCCATTTTCAAACGTTAAAATATCAGCAGTATTATCTGCTGCAATGTTTGTTTGACCATCGACTGCAATTTGTTGGAATGTTGGTACAGCTGGCGCCGAGTTTGAAACAGTTGCAACACCTGTTGCACCATCTGTTGAAACTGTAATACCAAAACCTTGTTGTACTTCTAGTACACCTGTGTTAGTAAACTGTACTGCGCCAGTTGTTGTACTAACTGTAACACCTTCTCCCGGTGTACGTCCTGTTGCTCTAGATGGAATGTTAGTTGTATTTTGTGCAGATGTAACACCTGTGTTAGTAATAGTTACATTGCCTGTTGCAGAACTAACTGAAATACCTGTACTAGCAATAGATTGTGTTACACCAGCATTAATAAATGTAATGCTGTCTGCATCACTACCTGCAACTAGTTGAACTCCCGTTCCACCGTAAAACGATAGTGTATCGTTAGTGTGATCAGCTTCAACAATGTCGCCATCGTCTAAGTTAATGTATCTAAAATATCTTTTTTCAGGATCAATAATTAAATCGCCTGCAATTGTTGAACCAAAAGGTAAATCAACTTTTCCTGATTCTCCTTTAATACGAGCTGTTCCTAAATATAATCCGTTATCTTCTTGTCCAGCTACTTGTAATGTTTCAGCAATGTGTGCTTGTTTCCATTTGTGTGTAGCATCGCCAAATACATAAGTTGCATCAGTTCCTGGCTTAATTGAAGTTGTTAATGCTTCAAGGTTAAGAGTACTAAACTCTAACAACGGTTGCGCTAATCCACTACCGGTATATGCGCCAAATCCTGTGCCGTCGGTTGGAGTAGATATTCCTGCATCGCTAAACAATCCAAACGCGATATTTGAAGCAACATCAACAAAAAATGTTTGTCCATTAAGTTGAGTCATACCAGCAGCATTTGTAATTGTTACACGCTGCCCGTCAACTAATCCGTGTGCTGCTGAAGTTGTTACTATAACTGGACTTGCTTGAGTAGCAGAAATAATAGACTTTTGCTCTCCCCCTGCAAGTGTTGCACCAATGGTTACAAAGTTTGCATTAACTTCATCTAATGCTTTTCTAAAGCTATCCCAAACTAGTGGAGGATTACCAGGTTGTATGTTTGAATTATACGCCATTATGTTCTCCCTACCGCTACTTCAATGGTTCCAATATGATCGCTATCATATGTTTCTAATGCTTTACCAATGATAGTTCCTGCTCTAACATCACCATCGGCTGCAATTCCTACTCCGTGTATTGCTGCTGTCACTATCAAATCGCCTTTGTTAATTTTACCAACTACTCTAACTGGAATTCTGCCTTGTAATCCAACAAGGTTTTTAAGTCCAGGACATGCAGTATACATAACATATGCAGCTCTATCTGAAACAACGCCTGCTACTCTTGTATCAGCATATCTATTAGATGTAGTAACTTCCTTGTCACCCCCAAATACTAACACTGTACCGACTTCGTATTCCTTGTCACCCTCGTAGTATTCAGCAAGGTCAGCAGCATAAGTTGCTTCAAACCTTGATTCGCTTGGTGTTGTTCCTGTTAATGACCAACGCCCTGTAATTGTACCTGCTGTAGTATTACCACCAGTAGTTAACGAAGTAGTAAGTACTTGTGATGTTTCAATTGGAGCAAGTGAAACACCGCTTTGTGTTCTAAATCTGTGGTAATCGTTATCATAAAAGTTACGTTTATCAGATGCTAACGAACCTGTTTGTAAGTATAACCCACCACTACCGCTTGATCCTGTATAAAGTCTTGTGTAACTAGCAGTACCAGATGTACCATGCGCCATTGTTGTGTTGCCGCTGACTGTAAACGAACTTGTAGCGTTCCATATTCTTGCACTAGCATCTGCGTTACCGTCTCTTTGTATCAATGTACTTGAAGTTGAATTTGATGTTGCTTCAATCATGCCATAATCAACATCAGCAGTATTACTAGATCCACTAGTTCTTCTTAAGAATCCTGTACTACTATATTGTGTTTTCTTAATAGCACCACCGTCATCAACAATAGTAGTAAATGTTACATCGGCCGGTGTTGCAGGAGAAAGTGTGTTATTACCAATTACAGACTTAGCAGCAACATTTGTTAGTTTTGCTTTTGGAATTGTACTGTCTGTAATAGTAACCCAACCGTTAGTAACAGTAAAGTATGTATTATCAAGTGCTACAATGCCTTTTTCTGCTTGTGTAATGCCAGTTGCATCTGCTCTTGTTTGAGCATCGGCCATAGTCAACTTACTTTGAGCAATCGCTGCTGATGCATTAATATCATTGTTTACAATAACACCTGGTTGTATCTGTGCATCAATTGTACCAAGTGTTGAGTCTATGTCTAATGCAATATCACCAACTATTGTACTGTTAATAGCATCGTTACCGTTACCAGTAAACACTAAAATATCATTAGCTTTAAGGTCACTAACTGTAAATTCTTGTAAGTTAGTAAATGTTAAACTTCTAAGGTTAACACCGTCTGTTGGTTGTGTAGGATCTGCAATATCAATAATCTTTTGATTACCTAGCGACATTGGAGACTTCATAG